GTACGATTACTATATCAGCCGCCGCAGGCTCAGCTGGCTCCTTTAGCAATATTTTTTATAAAAAAGGCTCTTTTTTTGTAGGCGATGTCGGTGCTGCAGGCTTGCTCGATTTTTCTTCTCTTGGTTCCCTTCTTCCGAGCTATGATGACCAGACTGACATAGATGTTTACTTAAATGGCCAGTTGTTACTGGCGGGTACAGGAAAGGACTACGCTGTTGTTTCGACAACAAGCCTACAACTTTTCTCTCAGCTTCATCCTGACGATGAAATTGTGGTTAGAATAGCAACTACGGAAACGACATTCGAGGCCGGCGCAGGAATCAGCATTACAACATCGCCTAGCGGAATTGTGACCATTAGCAGCACGTCAGAGTTGCAGGACATGGTCTGGAACGAAAGGTTGACCGGTGTTGCAGACGGAATAAATCCTGTCTTTCACCTCTTGTCTGTCCCTGCCTCACCCGATTCGATCATGATATTTTTAAACGGGCTATTGCAAGAGCAAGGGCCTGAAGCGGACTTCACTCTTTCAGGGGATGAGGTCACGATGCTGATCCCACCCCCTACTGGAAGCAAACTCACAGCCACTTATTCCAAGTGATCAAACTTCTTCTTCTTGCGGCTTTCCGACTTTCTTTCTCTGCTGCAATTCTAAAGCCGCTTTTCCGACTCTGGTGTTAGGGTTTTGATCTGGGCGTATGTAGTTTGTCTTTGTTTCTTCTTTCTTATCTTCTGATATCGTTTGCTCAGGTTTGTTGAGCTCAAGGTTCAATTTTTCATACAGCTCTTTGAGCTTTGTAAACTCTTGCGCGATGAAGTTAAGCTCTTGCTGTCTGCTGAACAAAATCTTTTCTGAATCTTGCTTGGAGTGCTGTGTGAGCCCAGACAGCTGGTCAAGAATTTCAATCAAGAAACGATACGATTCTCCTGTCATCTTTGCCTTAGATAAAAGTTCAAGTGACTCTTGCTTTTTTGGCGTGACAATTTCTTCTATTTTTTTACTCATTTCTTTGGTGGCTGTATTAAAAGCCTCTAAAGGCCTTAACGACTCTCTCAAGGAGTTAGCTTGAGAGATCTTTTGCTTCATTAGCTCTTCTATAAAAGATATTTTCATCTTTAGTGCGTCTTGTGTCATTGTGGTCCTCCTTTTGAGATATTGATAAATAATTTGTGGAAAGAAAAAGGGCCGGGGATTACTCCCCGACCCCAACGTCAAAACGCTAAATCAATGCATCATGCTAGGCATCTCAATACAACTGAGATGACATCTTCGCTCGTCAAAGTTGACGCGATGTTCGAGTTAAAGCTAAAAGACGTTGTGCTGACGTTTGTGATGTCACGGTTTGCGCCGCATGACATGTAGACGCCGTTCAAATACACATCGATGAACTCATCGGTTCCAATGCTCAGCGTACCAAGAGCAGCACCGGCAGGGCCGAAAGTAAATACGCCACCAGACAGGTGTGCACTGTTTCCTGCATAGTAACCCTTCGCTGTGCTGTTAGTGTTAAAACTGACTGTGATGGCACCGTTCGAGCCTGTCGAAAGTGTGATGCCCACTCCTGCGAGCATGTAATCGTCGCCATTTGCAAGCTTCGTCAATGAACCGCTGAACCCGCTCTCTGACTTGACAAACCCGTCCACAAGAACGCTGCCATCAAACTTGGCCTTGTCGGCCGCGCCTGATGTAGCGACGTGGAAGAATGTGTCAGCAGCCAACGAGGCCGAACCGACCATGACTGAGTTTGCACCGACAAGGAAGATGTCCTTTCTATCCTCATCCGATGAACCTGCACCGATGATGAACAGAGAGTCTCCATTGTTTTCCTTGTTCCATTTACCAAAGGCAGACTGCGCAGAGCCAGAAGCAACTACATATTCACCTGCAGCGAACGAGTAGTTGCCTGCTGCGACAGCACCAAAGCCAATTGCGCTTGCAGCATAACCGCTTGCCAAAGAACCAAAGCCAGCAGCATGTGAGAAATCCCCAAGTGCCGTTGTATCCTTGCCTTCAGCGTGCGAAGCAATGCCCGTTGCCAAAGAACCGCTACCTTCGGCATGCGAAGCTGCGCCGCGAGCGACAGTAAAGACGCCCTCAGCGTGAGCCCACGAACCAGAAGTTATGGTTGCCTTACCCTCGACATGCGAGAACGAACCAGAAGCGATTGTCAACCAGCCTTCGGCATGCGAATAGTTGGCGGGTGCAGACGACAGGTAACCCTCAGCATGAGCTGCGATACCCATTGCAAGCGAACCGCTGCCCTCAGCATGCGAAGCCTGGCCACCTGCTGTGGTTAGATCGCCTTCAGCATGCGCGAACATACCGGAGGCCATTGACCACTTGCCCTCTGCATGTGAATTGTCCCCGTAAGCAGCCGACTCAAAGCCCTGAGAAAACGCACCAGACATGTATAATTTGCCAGGTGTGAATGTAAAGCTTGCGTCACCAGTGAAGCTTCCGCCGCTGTTGAACTGCACAGCCGAATCAGGCGAGCCTGCGACCGCTGTGATTGTGACCGCGCCGTTAGACTCTGTTGCCAGCATGATGTTCGCCCCCGCAAGGAGGTAGTCACCACCGTCTGACAGCTTTGTCAATGAGCCGCTGAAGCCCCCAAGCGACACCACGATACCGGCGGCCTCCAATGAACCTGAGACAAATGCATCGTCAGCGACGTAGACATCTTCTTGGAAATTGGCGATACCGGTGCTTGCGTCGACACGCATGGCTGCATAAAGATCAGCAAGGTCCTGAGATCCACTCAGGTTGTCTGCCCAAGTTTCTGTACCTTGGATTTTTCTGATTTGTGTACGAAGCGAATTTAAGTCATCAGAGAGTGTCCTGTTCTGAGAAAGAAGGTTTTCCACCCTGTCACTGACAGAACCAGCAAGGGTGCCACTCATCTGCGACTGTTGAAATTTAATTAACGACATGGTAAATCTCCCTATTGGCTGTATGCGTTAATAAAAGTAAAAAAAAGCCAGGCCCACAAAATGGGCCTGGCCCATAACTCAACTTATATTAAATCAAGCTTCTCAAAGCAACTGTGACGACGTCGTCTGGCGTCAACGAGTTAGCCAGAGCTGTGGCGAAGGTGACAGTTGTCGTCGAGATCGCCGTCACGTCACGTCCAGCACCGTAGGCCAGAAGCGCGCCGTTCAGGTAAACGTCGACGTTCTTGTCGTCAGCCGAACTCAAGGTACCGAACCCTGCTGCGGCGAAGTTAAGGACACCAGCTGAGATGTGACCCGAGTTACCAGCGAGGTAACCCTTGTTGTAGGAGTTCGATGCACCGCTGATGGTGATAGCACCATTTGAGCCAGTGGCGATCGAGATACCTACGCCGGCGACCATGTACGACGAACCGTCGACAAGCTTCGTCAACGAACCGCTGAAGCCTGCCTGCGAGGAGACAATGCCAGCGTGGAAGTTAGCGTAGCTAAGCTCATTGATGTCGGTTGCATCGGGGTTGCTGTTCGTGAATACCATCTTGAACTTCGAGTCAGCATGGTCCCAGAAGGTCGCAACGTTGTCGAGACCGAGTCTGCTGAACACGAAGCCTCTGTCGCCAGCTGGCGAAACCGCTGTCGAGCCTGAAGCGTAACCCAAGCCGACGATCGCATCCTTCACTTCGAGGTTTGTCGTGTTGACAGTCATCATTGCGCCGTTGACGACGAAGTCACCTGAAACGACGAGGTTTCCAGCGACAGTTGCGTTAGCGTCAGCAAACGTAAAGACTGTGTCGCCTGTCGATGACTTAATGTGGTTTCCATCGACCTGGAGGTCTCCTGTCAGCTTAACGAGGTCCTCGTCGAGCTTCAGCTCGCCGGCTGTCTCGCTGTCGATGACAGCACCATTTGACATGGTGATCTTACCACCCTCAACCTCAAGGTCTCCTGTCATTTTGACGAGGTCCTCGTCGAGCTTCAGCTCGCCGGCTGTCTCGCTGTCGATGACAGCACCATTTGACATCGTGATCTTACCACCCTCAACCTCAAGGTCTCCTGTCACCTTGACAAGGCTTTCGTCGAGCTTCAGCTCGCCGGCTGTCTCGCTGTCGATGACAGCGCCGTTTGACATGGTGATCATGCCACCCTCAACCTCAAGGTCTCCTGTCACCTTGACGAGGTCTTCGTCGAGCTTCAGCTCGCCGGCTGTCTCGCTGTCGATGACAGCGCCATTTGACATCGTGATCTTGCCACCTTCAACCTCAAAGTCTCCTGTCACCTTGACGAGGTCTTCGTCAAGCTTCAGCTCACCGGCTGTCTCGCTGTCGATGACAGCGCCGTTCGACATGGTGATCTTACCACCTTCAACCTCAAAGTCTCCTGTCACCTTGACGAGGTCCTCGTCAAGCTTCAGCTCACCGGCTGTCTCGCTGTCGATGACAGCGCCGTTCGACATGGTGATCTTACCACCTTCAACCTCAAAGTCACCCGTCACCTTGACGAGGTCCTCGTCGAGCTTCAGCTCGCCGGCAACCTCGCTGTCGATGACAGCGCCGTTCGACATGGTGATCTTACCACCTTCAACCTCAAAGTCACCTGTCACCTTGACAAGGCTTTCGTCAAGCTTCAGCTCACCGGCTGTCTCGCTGTCGATTGTAGCACCGTTTGACAGCGTGATCTTTCCACCCTTGACCTCGAGGTCTCCTTCAGCCAGCATGCTGTTAGCGTGGAAGTCAACCCAGCCTGTCTCTGTAAGAACAGCTTCAGATGGATCATTTGCTGTGTAGATAAGGCGGAATTCTGTAGCTGTATTGTCCCAAAAGGCAGCGACATTGTCACCGTCGCGTGAGAACACGAAGCCTCTATCGCCATTGGCTTCTTCAGATGAACCGCTGGCGTAGCCAAGACCGATGATGGCATCTTTCACTTCGAGGTTTGTCGTGTTGACGGTTGTTGTTGAGCCGTTGATAACAAGGTCGCCTGAAACGACGAGGTTTCCAGCGACAGTAGCGTTCTCACCGCTCAATGTAAAGACAGTGTCGCCAGATGAAGACTTGATATCATTTCCGTCGACCTGGAGGTCACCTGTCAGCTTGACGAGGTCTTCGTCGAGCTTCAGCTCACCGGCTGTCTCGCTGTCGATGACAGCGCCGTTCGACATTGTGATCTTACCACCCTCAACCTCAAGGTCACCTGTCACCTTGACAAGGCTTTCGTCGAGCTTCAGCTCGCCAGCTGTCTCGCTGTCGATGACAGCACCATTCGACATGGTGATCTTACCACCTTCAACCTCAAAGTCGCCTGTCACTTTGACGAGGTCTTCGTCAAGTTTCAGCTCGCCGGCTGTCTCGCTGTCGATGACAGCACCGTTCGACATGGTGATCTTACCACCTTCAACCTCAAAGTCGCCTGTCACTTTGACGAGGTCTTCGTCAAGCTTCAGTTCACCAGCTGTCTCACTGTCGATGACAGCGCCATTCGACATCGTGATCTTTCCGCCCTCAACCTCAAGGTCTCCTGTCACTTTGACAAGATCTTCGTCGAGCTTCAGCTCGCCGGCAACCTCGCTGTCGATGACAGCGCCATTCGACATCGTGATCTTTCCGCCCTCAACCTCAAAGTCGCCTGTCACTTTGACGAGGTCCTCGTCAAGCTTCAGCTCGCCGGCAACCTCGCTGTCGATGACAGCGCCGTTCGACATCGTGATCTTGCCACCTTCGACAGTAAGGTCTCCGCCTACAACGAGATCGCCGAGGAATTCGACTGACCCCGCAACCTCGAACGAACCAGACACAAAAGCGTCGTCTGCAACGTAGAGGTCGTTTTGGAAGTTAGCCACATCACCGTTGACTCTCATTGCAGCGTAGATGTCGGCCAAGTCCTGAGAACCGCTCAGGCTGTCTGACCATGCATCCGTACCCTGGATCTTTCTGATCTGCGTACGAAGTGAGTTAAGGTCATCAACAAGTGTTCTGTCGGCGGCGAGAAGATTTGCTACCCTGTCTGTCATGAGCACGTCGACTGTTCCGCTCATCTGGGCCTGTTGTAACTTAGTTAATGCCATGTTCCATCTCCTAGTGTTAGTGTTGTATCAGAACAAGTTCTCAAATCCAAGCTCGACCAACAAATAACTATCGTCAAGAAGTGGTGATGACGTTTTTTGATTGCACATTTTTTATAAAAATATGCTTAATGATTTTAGGCAGTTACAACGATGATTTTGTGATTGTCAAAAAAAATATTTTACACAGCAGGTTTTTGTCTTAAATCCCGGCGATGGGGACCAGTTGTGGTTGCGGAAAGTGGTAGGCTTCTGGAAGGAAATTCTCTCTCTCTTTCTTGCCCTGCTCCTCACGAACGTCATCGTGAACCTCTTCATCTCCGTCTAGATTAATGATGATGACCATATCTGCTTCCTCCTGTAGGGATAATTACAAATTTTGGTTGATAAGTACATAGGAACGATAAGGTCGCAGAGCGACAATAGTTATGTAGAGAGGGTCACATGCCAAGCTTTGTACAGACAATACAGCCAACTCCGTTTGCTTTCTTTGATGCAGATCTGCAATTTCAACAAGAAGCTGATTCAATGGTCACGTTTGTGAAGCGTAAGCTGGGAGATGACGTTCTCTCAGTGGAGCTGACTCGAAAGGAAATCTGGGCATGTTTTGAAGAGGCATGCTGCGAGTACTCTAGGAAGATCCACGAGATGAAGATTCAGTCGGAACTTGCGAACGTCCTCGGGATGCCAACCGGAAGTAACGACCCGACAAATGCGTACCCACACCAGACTTTAGAGTTCTTGATGCGTCAGGCGTCACCATATTCTACCTACGCAGGTGTGGGAGGAAATTACGATGCCACTTTGGGATACATCGACCTCGTGGGCGGAAAGCAGGATTACAACATCTATACGGATTTAAAAGAGGCAGTCTCAGGCAGCGTCATATATCAGACCATGCCAGTGAAAAGTCAGATTCGAATCATCGACGTCTTTCACTTTGAACCCCTCGCCGCCCAGCACTTTTTGCTGAATGCGTCTAACATGACTAACTTCCTCGCGACAAACTTCAACTATGAATCGTATGTCAACTCCACCATCTTTTACGTGCTGCCGATTTTCGAGGATGTATTACGCCGCAGTATGTTAGAGTCGGCGTTCAGGGTGAGGCGCTCTCATTACTCGTATGAAATACTGGGTGGCAATCTAAGAATCTATCCAATACCTGTGACGGACATTCAGACCGGAAAGCTGTTTCTAAAAGTGCAGGCTGGTGCACTTGATCCATTAAATGCGACCGCGTTGCAAGGGCAAGATCAGTCCATCTACGGTGTGTCAGGCCCACAAAACGTACCACTCGGAAATATTCCTTTTTCGTCGATAACACAGCCAGGGCGTCAGTGGGTTCGCCAATATACCCTTGCCCTTTGCAGGGAGCTGCTAGGCCTCATACGCTCGAAGTTTACTAACATTCCGATACCAAACGCAGATCTTCAATTAAATGGAGAAAGCCTGGTGTCAACAGGTCGTGAGGATAAGGAAAGGCTGCTCACTCAATTAAAAGAATTCTTGGACAATTTAACGAACGCAAAATTGATGGAACAGCAGGCGCTTTTGGCGGAAAACATGCAAAAGCAGCTTAAGTACGTGCCGATGCCGCTGGGAAAGGCGATATCGTTAGGGTGACATCAGACAAAGGAGAAAAAAGTGGCCAGACTTTTTATAACGCCTCGAGAGCTCAACTTCATCTCTGATATCACGAAAGAATTCATCAAAGACGTCGTGGGTCAAAAGATTTACTATTATGCCGTCTCTGAAATAAAGACAAAGACACACAACGTCTACAATGAATCATTGAAAAAAGTGTTCGATAATCCGATAGAAATAGAAGCCCTCGTGAGCAGCAATTTCCACGCTGACACAAAAGTCGACCAGTTTGGAGTCGACGCGCAGTATAGGATTGAAATTTACCTCCAGTACAGAGACATGGTCGAGAAGGGAATCTCGCCCTCTATCGGCGATTACTTCTCTTTTTCATTCATATTTTATGAAATAGCCGAGCTCAACTACATGAGAAACATATACGGCATGCCAGAGCACATCGACGGTGTCAAGCTTGTCGGTACAAAAGTACGTCAAAGTCAATTTAGCGCACCGACATTGGGCCCGACTGACATTTCTTATACTGACGAAGACGCAGTCCAAGAGACATTTGTTCAGCAGCGCGGTCTGTCCGAGAATAAAGAGGGCATTACAGGAGATGTTAGAGATTTGGTTAGAAATGGAGTTCTTGACCCGCCCATTGCGGGCCCTCGAGAAGTATCCCCGTTGGGTGACTCGACAAGCGCTGGATCTGCTTTTTATGACGAGGATTGATTTTTATGCCGAACAGATTTAATGCAAGAGGTAAAACCAACAAGGGCCAGCAACCTCTCCCGACAGGATATCCAGACGCCGGCGCTACGTCCGACTTCGTCGTCCCCTCAGTTGGCCTCGAAGACGTTGATTCAGCAATCTTCAATTTATTTGACAAGGAGATCCCGATACAAATCGACGAAACCAGCTCGTCGGGCATGAAAAAAGTACCTGTCATTTTTGCTGGCGGGGAAAAATGGGCCATGTTAAAGAGGAACAAGCCTCTTCGAGATAAATCTAACACGTTAATTTTGCCTTTGATAACCATAGGCAGAGCAGGCTTTTCCCAGACATCTACCGAAGACCTTGTGGGGCGTGGGATCAACCAAAAAACTGGTGAGATTGTCATCAGCAGAAGGTTAGATAAATCAGACAGGGGTTACCAAAATTTAATTAATCGAACGTCTCTGCAGGGCCAACAGAATCTTGCTGTGACGCCCATAGATGCCTTTATGGGCCAGCTGTCTACGAAGGGAAATATCGGAGATTTTTCTGAAGATCCGACAGTGAGATCTGGAGGTTTAATCTCAGGGCGAAAGAGCAACATTGGAAATGTCTACGAGACGATCGTGATTCCATCTCCGCAGTTTATTACCGTCACATATGATGTGATCGTCTGGACGCAGTATACACACCACATGAACCAAGTGATTGAGACGATAATATCTTCATACTTGCCGCAGACCCAAGGGTGGAGGCTCGACACCCCAAAAGGGTATTGGTTCATAGCTAATGTCGATGATGGATCCTTCGCTACGGAGACCAACTTTGAAGACATGTCTCAGGGGGAGAGGATAATAAAGCAGAAGTTCAGCGTGAAAGTACCTGCGTTCATCCTTGCTTCTTCTGCGCCGGGAGTGCCTATCGCCGCAAAGAAGTATGTGAGCTCTCCCTCGGTGTCTTTCGACGTGGGTCTCACAGGGAAAAGTGTGCCTGCCAATAAGTCCCCCGTCCAGCAAGATCCCCCCGTAGATGATCCGTTTTTGGGGTCTGACGACCCGACATTACCTACCGCCGAAAATGCTAGAAGAGGAAGGAGCAGCGACCAAAGAAAGTACGACAATCTAAGGCCGTTTACGGGCGGTGAGATAGAAGATTCAGACCCAGCCTTGAGCTCTTTTCCAAGGGGAACCAAGCCTGGTATGTATACAAAATTTGTTTCCACAGACGCTGCAGGTAAACAGTCGACGCAATATATTAGAATAGTCAACAAGAATCCCTTCACAGGAGAGACAACGTACGCACCTGGAGTCGATCTTGCGGGCCTGACAATAACCGCGATCGAAGAATAAATCCCAATTCATAAATTTTGCACTTTTTACTTCATACTTATAGTTGCGGTTATACATTGCAAGGAGAGCGGTAGATGCCCGAGCAAACATTCAGATCACCAAATTTTTTCGAACGTGAGATTGACCTTTCAGCCCCGACGCCCGCGGCACCTTCCGGTGTACCAGGCGGCGTCATTGGGACAGCAAACAAGGGGCCCGCGTTCGTCCCCGTCACTGTCCCCAACTTCAGTGAGTTCGTCTCCAAGTTCGGTAACTTGGATCCCAAGAAGTACGGCCCCTACGCCGTCAACGAGTTCTTGAAGAACAAGTCGGCCTTGACATATCTGCGCGTCCTCGGCGCCGGTTCCAACAACGTGGATGCAGACATTCAGGACACGCTCGACACAGGCCGCGTGAAGAATGCAGGTATGAAGCTCTCAGGCGTTCAAGCCCCTTTCTCTTCCCACGCAGGAGTTGTGCAGTTTTTAGCAGCAGAGCATGACATAAATGTTACAAACGAGAGCGTCATTCCGATGTTGTCTGAGAATTATTCTTATGTCACTGGCAGTCGAATGATTCGTGGCATGTTTATGTCAACTGAGACTTCAAGGATCATGATTTCAGCTGTTGGAAGCACCCCTGCATTCGATGTCACAGATGTGGATCAGGTCACTGCAGATTCCTCTGGCAAGTTTAGCATTGTCATTTCATCTTCGCTGGGAAATACTTTTGCCAACACTGGCGGTTTGCCTGGCATCCGCGTTTTAACAGTGTCACTTGACCCGTCGAGCGCAGATTACTTTGCCAAAGTTCTTAACACAGATCCAGACAAGTTCGTGCAAGAGCAGCATTTGGTTTATGCGGATTTTCCGGTAGATTATGAGCTTGCAGATAACGGTGGGAATGAAATTGCAATTCTGTCCGGTACCTTAAAAACGTCTGCCGTCTCTGGTGACGCATCATTGACAATGCGCGAAACGTTCGGGTCGTTCGACACAAGGTTTCAGACCCCACAGACCCCGTGGTTTATCTCGCAACCTTTCGGTGATGTAGAGCACGATCTCTTCAAGTTCGAGGCAGTGGACGACGGTGAGTACGCAAATACGCTCTACAAGATTGCCATTGCGGACTTGAGAGCCTCTATGGACGATTCAAATCCATACGGCACCTTCACAGTCAACATCCGCGACTGGAATGACACAGACATTAACCAGGTTGTGCTTGAGTCTTTCGTCAATTGCTCATTAAACCCGCTTGTCGAGAATTACATCGGAAAGCTTATAGGCGACCGTAAGGTCACGTACGACTTTGACATGACCGTTGAGGGTGAGCGTAGAATCGTGACGTCAGGTAAGTATACAAATGTATCCAAGTACGTCAGGGTTGTCATGAACGACAGCGTCGAAAGGAACCTTGTTCCTGCCAACTGCTTACCGTTCGGGTTTAGGGGCATGCAGCTCCTAAAGACAAATGATCTTTTGACAGCTGGCGAGCCCAACGCCGCAAACGCGAGAATTGGTGCCAAGCTAACCGACACTGAGTTTAGAGGATCAATTCTTCCGCCTATTCCATTCCGCGTCAAGGTGACGCGCGGCGCGATGAACAGCTCATATGGTTGGCTCGGACAGCCAAGCAACACCGAGGTTCCTGTGTCGTTGTACCACTGGGGCGTGAAGTTCGAAAGGAACAACATTGCACTCAATCCGAACGCCTCAAGCGAGAAGAACGGTCTTCTGGCAGCTTACACGAAGTTCATGGGCCTTTCGAAGCTCGATACGCTTGTGACAGGGTCTGGTGCAGATACCTTCAACGACAACAAGTTCACACTTGCACGTGTTGCCCTTTCGGCGACAGCGACGACAAACCTTACGGGCTCAATCAACCAGCACATGAAGGAAGCTGCTTACATCAGAAACGGTGTCGTTGATAGCACGAACTACACGGTGAATGATGCCCTCGGCGATCGTTACACATTCGCGACATTGCTGAGTAAGCTGAGCGCGTCGGAGTTCAACAAGTACTCGCAGTACACCAAGTTCGTGACTTTTATGCATGGTGGCTGGGACGGTGTGAACATTCTCGACCGCGACGCCCGTCGTCTGAATGACAAGGCAGGATCGTTTGAAACAGGTGCAAGCGCAACGTTTGCATCGCCCGGGTTCAACTCGACGAACCATGCGGGTGCAACCATCGAGAACTCGACTGTGATGTCGTACAAGACGGCGATCAACATCATGACGGATCCGATGGCCACGAACACGAATGTGTTGGCGATCCCGGGCATCCGTGAGAGCTACATCACAGATTACGCGATGAGTAAAGTTAAGGATTACGGCTTGTCATACTACGTCATGGACATTCCTGCCTACGACGACAGCTCAAATCGCCTCTACGACGATTCCACGGCACGTCCAAGTGTGGACGAGACGATCAAGTTGTTCGACGCTCGCTCTATCGACAACAACTTTGTGGGAACTTACTTCCCCGACGTCTTCATCGATGACACCGTGAACCGCAGAAGAGTCAAGGTTCCTGCATCAGTGGCTGCTCTCGGGGCCCTTGCTTTCAACGACAAGGTTGCCTATCCATGGTTCGCTCCTGCTGGTTTCAACAGGGCCGCGCTCGATTTCGTTACAAACGTGGGCGTTCGTCTCAACGTCTCAGACAGGGACTCGCTGTACGACTCGAGGATCAACCCGATCGCCACATTCCCACGTCTCGGCTACGTCATCTACGGCCAGAAGACACTCCAGGTGAGTAAGTCAGCTCTTGACCGTGTCAACGTCCGTCGCTTGCTTCTTGAAGTGAAGAGAATCGTCATTGCCATCGCTCAGCGTCTGATCTTCGAGCAGAACACGCCCGAGGTAAGAAACCGTTTCGTCGCCGATGCATCGCTGCAACTCAGCATGATCCAGTCACAGGCCGGCGTCGAGGCGTTCCAGGTCGTTATGAATGAGACCAACAACACACAGGCCGACATGGACGCCAATCGTCTTAACGGGAGGATCGTTGTGGTTCCGACGAGAGTGATTGAATACATCGCGATCGACTTCATCGTCACCAACAGCGGCGTACAGTTCGTCTAATCTAAACTTCACACATGATAATAGTTAGTGTTTAAATGGGAGCACAAAAATGGCACAAGGAAGCGCTCGAGTAACTGCAACGGAAATAGATCTATCAGGCCCAGTGACCACACAGCCGACAGGCGTCCCCGCAGGCGTCATCGGTACAGCCGTGAAGGGGCCCGCTTTCATACCTGTCACTGTTGGAAACATCAGCGATTTTTATGACAAGTTCGGTAAGACAGACGGGAAGAAGTTTGGTCCTCTCGCTGTCTCGACGTGGCTCGGCGAAGGCGCTGGCTCTGCGACCTTCATCAGGACCCTTGGGGTGGGTGACGGTAAGCAGCGTAACGCCGACGGCTCTGTCACAAACGCTGGGTTTGTGGTGGGCGAGCAGCTTCCGTCCTTGGACGACGGTGGTTATGAACATAACCCATATGCCAACGTGGGCGGCTCACCTGGCCGAACATATTTCCTCGGCGCGTTCATGTCGGAGTCTGCCGGCTCGACAATCTTCTCATCTGCAGGTTTGCAGACGGTTGGAAGTGACGACCCCGCTGTCATCGTACGTGGGGTATTGATGGCTGCTTCAGGCGTTAACCTGAAGCTTTCGTCTTCATTTAGCGCAAATACTTCTGGCGCTCCCGCTTCGGGATTTGTCGCCGATGGGAACAGCGGCAATCTCAAGGGCAAGACCATCGGCAGCGTCGACCTTTCAGGCGGAAAGCAAGAGTTTGTGATGCTCTTGAACGGTCACAAAGGCACAGATTCTAGATATCCGAACGTCGTCGCCGCCTCTTTCGACGTGAGAAGTCCTGCGTACTTTGGGAACAAGTTTAACACAGACCCCTACAAACTTCAGGAAGCAGGACACTGCTTGTACGCGCACTGGGATATTCATCCTGTGCTCGCAGCCGTTGACGGGTCAGGCCTTACGGCTGACGCAGATGGAGTCATGAGGCCTTACGCATTCTTGACTACGGGCTCTAGCGGCCGTGACGCTGGAAGTACAACTGTTCCAAATTATGAGACGTTCGAGGATAGGTTCTCGAACGCAAAGTCGCCGTGGGTGATATCGCAACGTTTCGGCGGCGAGGCTGTCGATCTCTTCAGGTTCCACGCAATTGATGCGGGTGCTGGTGTCTCGAGCAACTACAAGATCTCAATCGAAAACATCACACCCTCACCCGACCTTACAAACAAGTACGGGACATTCGACGTCGTGGTGAGAGACTTTGTCGACTCAGACGAGAAAATAAGAGCCATAAATCAGTTCCGCGGTCTTTCGCTAGATCCCAGAAGTGACAGGTACATCTCAAAGGTGATCGGAGACGTCAATGCGTTCTTCGACTTTGACAGAGATGAGAGATCGCAGAAGGTCGTGATTGAGGGGAACTACCCGGCTCAGTCAAACTACGTTCGTGTAGAGGTAAATCCAGACATCGAACTCGGCATGGTCGAGGCGACCGCTTTACCCGTCGGTTTCCGCGGCATCGATCACTTGGTAACCTCAGGTTCAGCGCCACTGGCCAGCTCGGCTGAGGACGTCGCAACTCTCGCAGCCACAGTTCTTAAGAATGCCGTGACACCCCCCGTGCCATTCAGGGAATCGATCACATTAGGCGAAGGTGATCGTACAGCTGCAAGCTCTAGGTTGTACTGGGGCGTTCAGTTTGAGCACGTCACAAACCTGGATAACCAGAATGTGTCTACCCTTCGTAACAAGTCGATCCTTTCGTTTGCCAAGTACTTCCCGAACTTCTCGACAGTCAACGCTCGCTTTTTGACGGGAAGCAATCCAGGACAGGAAGACACAGCTGCATTCGGTATCTTGGACTCAGACAGGTTCTGCAACAACCTTTTCACACTTGAGAATGTGAAAGTTACCGAAAATGCAGCGGGCCTTGCCGATGATCAGTCATGGAAAGATGCAGTGTACGTCAGAGGTGGTAACATCACTCCGGCAGGTTCGACTCGAGCGTTCAAGGTTGAAGACCTCACGGTGTCTGCAAACCGCAAGTTCGCAAAGTTCACGATGATCATGCAGGGTGGATTTGACGGTGTAAACCTGTTCGACAGGGACTCTGCAGAGTTTAACAACGTCGCGGTCGCCGCAGACATGGCTTGGGATGATCGTGGTCGTGAGAATGGCAATTGCGCGAGGGCCTACACAAAGGCTCTAGAGATCATGAAGAACGTTGTCAATGTCGACCTGCAGCTCCTTGTGATCCCAGGCATTCGTGAAGAGTCTGTCACGACTCTCGCTGCCGAGTCAGTTCGCGACAGGTTTGACGCCTTGTACCTAATGGACATTGTTGAGAAGGACAACCTTAACAACGACATCAAGTACACGACAGAAAGACCCCATGTGAGCAACACTGTCACGAACTTCAAGAATAGGGCGCTAGACAACAACTTCGCTGCCGCTTACTTCCCCGATGTCACGATGCAGGACCCGAACACACGTACAAACCTCGTTGTTCCCCCTTCAGTCGTGGTCCTTGGTGCGATGGCACTCAACGACAGGCTCGGCCATCCGTGGTTTGCACCTGCCGGCTTCACAAGAGGTGCAATCGGTAACAGGGCAATTGAGGCAAAGGTAAGACTGAATCAAGCAGACATGGATGTCTTGTACGATGCCAACATCAATCCAATTGCTGCATTCGACGGCAGCGGCGGTCCGGTTGTATGGGGTCAGAAGACGCTTCAGACTGCAGCCTCTGCTCTTGACCGAGTGAATGTCCGCAGGTTGCTCATCGAGATCAGACGTCAGGTTCGCGATATCGCCCAGACCATTCTGTTCGAGCCAAATCGCGCCGCGACACTCGCTAGATTCACTGCTGCCGTGACACCACGTCTCCAGAGGATCCAGGCACAGGCAGGACTCGAGAGGTTCAGGGTAATAGTGGACTCTTCGACGACGACGCAGCAGGACATCGAGAACAACACGGTCCGCGGTAAGATCTTTGTCCAGCCCACCAAGTCCATCGAGTTTGTTTCACTCGACTTCGTCGTCGCCAATGGTCTCCAGGCAGAGTGATAAGAGGCACCAGAGCACACTGAGAAGCACATGAGAATTACGGTAAACCAACTAAAAAAGATAATTTCTGAAGAGATGTCAAGGGTGATCCGTGATGTCCCTCATGTGCCCTCTCGGTCTGTTCCCATCGATGTTGCTCCTGGTTCTGTCATGTTGGGCCAAATTGACGTCGAGCTTGATGCTTCAGGCGATGGAGACTGCGGTTGCGAAGATGAGTACGACGACAGCTACGAAGATTATCCTCTCGGTGGCGCCAGCTATTACGACGCAGATCACAACATGTCTTCGGCGTGGAAGCCTGCACAAAAACCGACCGCACTCGGCGCCGACAAAAAACCCTCATTAAAGTCGCTGTTTTTACAGGCTGACAAAAATAATTTTTGAGTCGATATCGAATTTTGGTTATATCGAAGCAACAACAAAAAACATCTATAATTAATAAAGACAGGAGATTCACACATGGCCGCAGAGACACTTGACGTATCATCGATGTTACCGACGAAGTTTGAGCCCAAGCGCAAGAACCGATGGGTTCTCATGATCGAGGGTATTGACGCCTATATCTGCAAGACGGCGGCACGCCCGACGGTGAGCACCGAAGAGCAGGAAATTCCATTCATCAACTCACGTCGTTACGTCGCGGGTAAGACCACATTCGGGACCATCGCGGTCACGTTGCACGACCCGATCGCTCCCTCAGGCGCTCAGCAGTGCATGGAGTGGATCCGCACTTGCTACGAGTCCGTCTCGGGTCGCGCCGGCTACGCCGACTTCTACAAGAGAGACATTCAGCTGAAGTTGCTCGATCCTGTCGGCACAGTGATCGAACTTTGGGATATCAAGGGAGCTTTTCCGACTGAGGTCAACTTCGGTGAAGTCACATACGAGGACGGCGGTCCCCTTGAGATCTCTCTCACACTCCGCTTCGACAACTGCGTCCTACAGTTCTGAAAATTTCTCGCTTTAGGGCTTATGCAAACCCCACTCGGAAACTTGTGGGGTTTTTCTTTTGTGCGATGACGGCTCTTGCTGGAATAAACAACTTCTTGCATTGTGATACAATTCGTACATGACCTATGAGAAGATCAAGTGCCCGCGCTGCGACGCGCACTTTGCCCAAGAGAAGCGTTTTGTGGGGCACCTGAAAGACGTCCACGATATCAGCGATCATTTTTCGTTGTACTTGGAGACGTTTCATGCGGGAATACATCCAAAGTGCGTCTGCGACGAGCAGTGCACGTCTCTCCTCGCTTGGTCTGGGTGGAAAAACGGATTTACCTCTAAGTACGTGCGAGGTCACAATGCACGTGTGTATTCCGTCTACGGTGACCCAGAACGTCAGCAGTCCATTGTCGAGAAAAGAAGGGAGGGGTTCAAGGCCGGAAAATATTCTGTGTGGAACAAGGGCCTAGACAAGGGCAGTTCTGACAAGATTAAGGGTATTGCCGATAAGATATCGATGACTCTGACAGAAGGGTATTCATCTGGTAGGATTGTCGATTGGCGCGCGGATGCTGAGAAGGCGGAGACAGCGTCAAGAAAATCCTCTTTTACGAAAAAAGCGAGGCACTCGACAGGAGAGACGGTCCCGTGGAACTCAGGCCTCACGAAAGAGACGCACGCTTCAGTGGAACGCACTGCGAAAAAAGTGTCTCAGTCATACAGGAAGAGAGAGGCCGGAAAACGTTTGTCAGTCACCGAGCTGTTGGATCGTGTTCGAGAGGCAGGCAAGTTCACGTTAGTATCAGACCCAGAGTGCTACAGGCGCCGCCGAATAGACAGGATGCTATTCCAGTGTAATGCTTGCGGATCTGAACAGTCCAAAAGTCTTGCCATGCTAGAGGAATCCCCTGTGTGCTTCAAGTGTCACCCCAAAGAATCCACGGGGCAATTAGAGATCTACGAGTTTATCAGGACGCTCGGGCATGATGTACAGCTGTCAGCACGAGATGTGATTCCGCCTAAAGAGATCGATGTCTGGGTCCCTTCTAAAAATTTAGCCATAGAGTACAACGGTCTTTATTGGCATTCATCTGAGTGCAAACAGGACCCACTCTACCACTATAAGAAGCTGTTGGCTTGTCGTGAAGTGGGTGTGAACCTCTTTTCGATCTATGAAGACGAGTGGCGCGACAAGAAAGACGTGATCAAGAGCATGATCAAGCACAGGTTAATGGGTTGCGACAGGTCGTATAACGCGCGAAGTCTCGTATTAGGTGATGTATCTCCCGCAGCTGCAAGGGTTTTTTTTGATTCGAACCACCTGGAGGGTCATGTCGTGGGGCTGCGCTACTTGGGACTGTTTGAACCTGAGACGAGAGAATTGTTAGCTGCCATCTCAATCAGGAGACCGTTTCATAGAAAATATGACGGTGGGCTTGAGCTCGGTAGGTGTTGCGCAAAATTAGGTTGTAATGTCAGGGGATGGCTGGGTAAGCTATCATCTGCAGCAAAACAATACGCCCGAGAATCAGGCTCAAGCGTTTTGATGACGTATGTCGACATGAGAGTCGGAGCAGGGGCAGGATATATGGCTGCCGGATGGAAGCATATCGAGACTGGGAAAGAACCGAGGTTTTGGTGGACTGACTTCAATAAAAGACTGAATCGTTTCAGTATTCGTGCGGATTCAAAGAATGGCATTTCTCAGGCGGAAGCCGCCCGAGCCGCAAAGGTTTCTCAAATATTCGGTATGCCAAATATAATTTTTCACTTGCCTATTTAGACAAAAGGGGACACTATGAAGTTGACTGCAGGGATGTTGAAGAGAATCATCAAGGAAGAGTACGCCTCCATGGGAATAGGAGACGCCGACCCCACAAGGTTCTTACACGGAGAAGATCCGCATGATTCAGAGGGCGGAATGGCGATGGGAAAGCTCACCTCAACCTGTGAGATGGCAGAGGAGTTACGTGCACTGTTGCAGCCTAACGACCAGCTTCCTGGTTGGGTGCAGGACCACATATCTGTCGCACACGAAAACATTCAGCAGGTGCACGGCTACATGACGACAAAGAAGGGCTGAATCAACCCACGCCGGGATAACCGTTAGATCCCGTTATTTTCGTAAAGTGCATCTCGTGGATCGCAGTGAGTCCAGCCAAAAAGGAAAATGATGGTGTGCCGACGCTTGCTGATAAAAACAAGCTTGTCGTGCGCACATCCATTGTAAATGGTGTATCACCGGCGACGACGTCGAAGAAATTTGAGTTTTGTGGTTTCAAACCATTTTGCGTGAACGAAATCGCAATCTTTGTTCCTGTCGCACCCGTATTTTTTACCGTGACAAATTTCGACGCATATTGCAACCTTATTTCTTTTGTCTCTCCCACTTGCAAGGCAGAAGATGTTAGAAATGGAACTGCTGAGACTTGGTACGCGGGTGCGTATCCTTCGCTTACAAATGGGTGGTTTAACGACATATTGTAAATATCACCTGTTTTAAATTATGTTGGTTTTGTGACGCGTTATTATTTACGCAACACACATCAATAATAAAATGTTGATTTAAGGAGTTTAAGATGTCAGACGCACGTGAGCAGAAGAATGAGATTTTTAAGGGTGTACCGGGTGCTGACCCGAGAATTCAGCAGATGTCGTCCTTTGATAAGGTGAAGTCAGACTTCGGTCTTGATATCCCGGTTGAGACAATGCCCCTCCCATCGAGCGGCCTCGTCTACCCAGTAGATTCGTCGTTGTACGGCCGTGAGACCGTGGACATCAGAGCAATGACGGCCCGTGAAGAAGACATCCTGACCAGCAAGGCATATCTTAAGAAGGGAACAGTCATCACTGAGCTCATCAGGTCATGCCTCATGGATAAGAGCATCGATCCTCGCGATCTTCTCACTGGCGACAGAAACGCCTTGATGGTTGCCATCAGAATCACTGGGTACGGTTCAGACTATGACGCCGAGGTCGAGTGCCCAGAGTGCGGCACGAAGGCACCCCACAAGTTTGAGCTGACTATGCTGCCGCTTAAGCGCCTTGAGATCGCGCCCACTGCCCCCGGCCAGAACGTCTTTGAGTTCAAGCTTCCTCTCTCAAAGAAGATCGTCAAGTTCAGGTTCTTGACTGGAAAGGACGAGGAAGACATCATGGCGACAGGAGAGAAGCAGAAGAAGCTGGGACTTTCGTCTGAGTCAAACGTGACGACCAACCTCATGTATTCCATTGTCTCGATCGACGGTGTGGAGGATAGAGCCAAGATCGCGGCGTTCGTGAAGGTGATGCCCGCCCGCGATTCTCTCGCCTTGAGAAATTACATCAAGGACAGTGAACCTGGCATTGAGATGAAGCAGGAGACGTCTTGCCCGGCTTGTGGTCACCAGGAGGAGGTGAACATGCCGCTCGGAGTCAACTTTCTTTGGCCTTCGTCCGGAAGATAAGGCACTTGCAGTACTCGAACCAACATTCTTACTCATGTATTATGGGGGATTCTTGTACGGAGAAGCCTACAACCTTCCAGTCACGTATCGGCGCTGGTTCATCGAAAGAATCAGCAAAGAGTTAAACAAGGGAAATGGGGAAGAAACGCCCAGCAGGGCTTTGCACCAGAACTCACCTGATGTTAGAGCTCTACAGAACAGAGCGAGGACACAGACACCCTCCAGATTGAGAAGATTTAGTTGATTTTATGGTGGCGTCCAGTGAAATGGACGCCACAAATTTTTATCGATAATTTTAAATTCGTATATCTAATCATATCTTCATAGGGTGAAACATGCAGGACGACACTGACCAAAAAACTTTCATTGAATTGGGTTTTAGCCACAGTCTTGCGAACAAGCTTATCGATATTCTTTTGCTCAAGTAAGGGGTGATTTGTGGCAAAGTCAAACTCGACAACAGAGCAGCTTGATATCGCCAAAAATCTGCTGGCCGTAACGCAGCAGATGGCCGCCGCGGTTGACGCCGTCAACAAGAAGCAGATGGATCAAGTCCAGATCATGACTCAGATCCAAGATGCGATGAAAGCGCTGGACACAAAGGCTCTTATAACAAGCGTCGACGCTGCCACAAAAGCCATCAATGATTTGACTGCCAAGCTGGGCAATCTCGGGAAAACTTCGCAACAGACACTTGGTGACATGTCCAATCAAGCGAAGCAAGCAGGGACGTCAGTCACTGCCATGGCCACCGCCGTTAACCAGGCCGGCAATGCGGCCAGCAATACGTCTAACAGTGTGGCGAAGCTGGCCACAGCTGTTCAAGACAACAATAAGAAAACGGAAAAAGCCATCGAGACTTGGGAAGATTTGACAAAGATGTTGAAGGAAAGGTTTCCCAAGTCGGCCATTTTTGCCTCAGGGGCATTAAGCGGTTTGACATCTGGATTTGGCGCAGTGGGAGCCGGTATCGGCTTCGCAATCGACGCTTTCAAAAATGTCGTGGATGCCATTCTAGAGATAGGAAAGGCCATCATAGCGTTGCCCTTCGACTTCCTCGACTTCCTTACAGAGAAAGCGAACAAACTCGCGAGCGGATCTAGCGAGTGGTTTGCAGCCGTTCAAGAAGTGAAAAAAGCTTACGGCGATTTGCAGCAGACGGCCTCCTCTGCCCTCATATCCATGGCGAAAAATAACGAATCGCTCGAGGGTACTGGGCTGAACGCAAGGAGAATGTGGGGCTCGGCAGGCGCACAGCTAAAAGCATTTCTTGATATGTCTGTGGGTCTTGGCGCCACGTTCGACAGTTTTGCTGATGAATTTAAGAAGACAGGCAAGCAGCTACCGTCTTTCATGAAAGGGCTTGGGCTCACAGGCGAAGAGTTTAGATCTTTGACCATGCAAGCAAAGATAACAGGTCAATCTGTCACATCTGTTGCGGTCAGCTTCACGAAGCAGTCTCTCGCTCTTTCCAAGCAGTTCGGTGTGTCAGCGAAATTGATTTCAAAGGACATGGCAAAAGCTCTCGGAGACGTGAAGCACTTTGGCGGTGCGACTGTGAAGCAGATTGCGTCCGCCTCAGTATATGCTAGAAAGCTTGGATTAGAACTTGAAAAGATCACGGGAACCCTAGACGCCTTTGAGACTTTTGAGAGTGCCGCAGACAACGCATCGAAGCTGTCACAGGCCTTTGGCGTAAATATCGACGCCTTCAAGATGATGGAGGCCCAGGATCCTGCTACGCAGCTGGACATGCTACGTAAGTCTTTTGCAGCAGCAGGTAAGGATGCTTCGTCATTCAATCGCCAGCAGCTGTCTCTTTTGGAGTCGGCTACAGGACTTGACGCCGCCACGGCTAAACAAGCGTTCTCACTAAAGAACCAAGGAGTGTCATTAGACAAGATAAACAAAAAGAGCGACGAAGCTGAGAAGCGCCAGATCGATCAGATTAAGGCATTAAGAGAGTTAAAAGGTGCGATGGATCTTGTCTCCCAATCAGGCTCCAGTGAGGGTGGATTCTTGGATAAGTTCCTGCAAGGCGTCACGCAAGGCTTTGAGAGGACGTCAGAGTTCAGGGGTTTGATGCGTAACATGATCGGCACGTTCCACGTGCTACGTCAGGCAGGCCGCGAGCTCGGCGAAGCTATCATGAAGACTTTCCCAGGCATGAAGATGTTCTTTGAGGGCCTGAAAGAGATATTCGATCCGAAGAAGTTTAGGCAGCTCGCAGGCGGCATCGTCGATGAGCTTAAAAAGTTCTTTAAAGAGTTTATGAGCGGCAAGTATTCATTCAAGCAGCTCATGGAGAACATCACAGGACCAGGCGGAGTATTCGATAAGTTCATGGGTGCGCAGGGCTCTGCCGGTCAAAAGGTCGTCGAGGGATTCAAGACGATGTGGACTTTCGTCACCAAGGTCTCGACGGAGGCGATCAGGTGGTTATCCGAGAAGGTCGCAAGCGGAATCAAGTACATCGGCCGTCTCATCTCAGGCAAGGAAAAATTGACTGATGGTGGCGCCGGTTCATTTCTTTCAGAGACCCTAGGGCCCATCTGGGAGGCTCTCAAGGATGCTTGGAAAAACATAAGTCCTGTGTTGCTTGAGATGTTGGAGAGCGTGGGCGATAAGATTTGGAACTGGGCATCGACCAAGTTAATACCGATGCTCGAGGACATCGCTCCTTACGTCATTGGTGCAATATTCGGCGGCGCCGCGCTGAAAGGACTGCTCTCGTTGGCAGTTGCAGGCTTCGGTAAATTGCTGGCAAGCCAATTGGCTGCAGTGATCGGTAAAGTTGGAGCCACAGTTCAAGGCGCTGCAGCGGGTGCTGGCACTGCCGTAGCTGATGCAGCAAAGTCCGCAGCTGGGGTGGATACGTCTAACCTAAATAAACAGCAGATCAAGCAGCTTAAGAGGGCACAAAATCTCCAAAGAGAAGCGACAAACGCCGCGAATAGAGCCGCAGCAATAACAAATCAAGGGGGCGCTGTGGCTGGTGCAGCAGGCAAAGTGGCAGACGCAAAGGCTGCGACGGATGCGACTGCAGCAACAGCAGCGGGTGCAGGTAAAGTCGACGCCGCGACACAGAAATTTAACCCTGCCGCTGCGGCCAACATGGGTTTAAAATTGCTGGCCATTGCTGGTGCTTTGGCTCTCGGGGGCGTCGCTTTGGCGTTAGCTGTCAAGGCAATGGTCGCCATCTTGAAAGATTCAGACCCGACAGCTGTTTGGCAGTCAATAGGTATTTTAACCGCAGCCGCGCTGGCATCCCTTCCGATGATGCTTGCAATGAACATGGCCAGCGGACAAAGCCCGGGTCAAATTATTCAGGGAGGGCTTGCGATTGCAGGATCCATGTTGGCGATGGGCGGCGTCGCCGTGGCAATAGTTGCTCTGTCGAAGCTGGTGGAAGGTGCCAAGTGGGAAACGATAGGGCAATTGCTTGTGGTGATGGCTTCTATGGTTCTTCTTACGATTCCGATGTTGGGAGTGATGTTTTTAGCAGCTAAGATCCCGCTTCCTGGAGTTCTAATCGGGGCGCTCACAATGACAGTTGGCGTTATGGCCATGGCTGGAACTGCCTTGGCGGTGGTGGAAATATTAAGCGGCCTTAACCCACAAGACGTCGAAAATGCAGCTAAGATCTTAGACTCAGTCTCCATGGCATTCCTCATGATGGTGCCTATTCTGCTTGGGGCCACGGCGATCGGTGTGGTTCTTGTAGGCACATTAGGCATCGGCGCAGCCTTAATGACATCAGGCATGACAGCTTTAGCTTTGGGCGTCATGGCTGTGGCTACGACCGCAGTGGACATCTTGAAGAAATTGCAGGAAGCGAACTTGAATTCGAGCGTCGGCCCAGCGATCGATTCTTTCATGAAAGTGATGGAAGTCGTCGTCAAGATGTTCGACGGCATCGGGGGAATGTTCGAGACCCTCCTTGAGCAGGATTTTAAAAAGGGAGAGACTGCTGCGTCAAGGCTGGATGCCGGGGGACGGTTTATCAAGAGCCTCCTCGGCGAGGCGGGCAAGGGGACAGGCATCATCGGCATCGCAGAAACGCTGCTGAACGCAGCTCGAAGCGTCAAGACCGAAGATCTCGGTCCGTCTGCGGAAGTTTTCACGAATCTCCTTGCCTCAATACCCGGCATCCTGACAGGTCTCCAACCCTCTGACGCTTTTTACAAGGCGGTCGATGAGCTGGGCGGTGACGACGATGAGGTCGATGCGATGGTACGCGGCGCCAACAGAATGACCGAAAAGCGGACACTCGCACTCGGGGCCTTGATAAACACATTAGCAGCAAATATCGGCGTCATCTTGTCTTTACCGATGCCAGACCCAGAGAAAGCAAAGGGTGTGGGTGCGATCTTGTCGGGGCTTGGCGGCCTCATGCAGTCGTTGATGCCCGATCCGAAGCTGATGGAGATGTTCCGGTTTAAAACCGACGGTGGCATGCTCGGGACCAGTATGGAGGGCATCAATTTCACAAAGCTGGGCACGTTCTTCACGACGTACCTCGGCTCGTTAAAGGACACCTTGCCCGCCCTGTCCAGCGGTATAATCACGAGTCTTGTCAACGCTGTGGCGGGCATCCCCGTGGACCAGATAGGCAAGCTGGCGGGCATCGGCACGATTTTAGGCGCGCTGGGAGATCTGATCAACTCCTTGAGCACGGCCCAGAAAAATAATCCAATCAAGATGCAAGAGGTTAAGGTCGGTCCCTTAAAGATGTTGTTACCTGTAGCCACCACGATAGCTGACGTCGTCGGGTCGTTGAAAAGCCTCGGCCCCGTTACTGGAAGCTTGATAGAGGGCGTGAAGACATTGGTGAGTGGAATGCCGACAGGCACGTCTGCAGACGTGTTCGAGAAGCAGGTAAAGCTCGTCGTGAGCCTCTTCAGCCTCCTGAAGTCGATACCTGAGCTCGCGTCAGCAGTCAAGCAGCTCGACACAGTCCCAGGCGCAAAAGACGGCGCACCTCCGACGACAGTTAAGTTTGATATGGGCGCGGCCATAAGTAGGATATCAGAAGTATTGGAAAGCATGGTGAGCAGTGAAAAGGGTGATAGTCTCAAAAAGCTGATGGATAATGTTTCAGCGGTTAGTAAGTTTTTGGGTACTTACAATAATGGCGCAACTTTGTCAAAAGTCGCAGAAAAAGTCACCGTATTTTTCGACAACCTGAAGAAGATGACTGAGTCGATCACGGCCCTAAAGCAATTCGGAACTGCAGAGGGCGGGGGAAAAGCAGTTAATACCTTGCTTAAGCTTTGGGGCATGCCAGGCGTTAAAAGTCCCATAGAGGCAGCGATGGAGTCTTTAAGCACTGCCTTGGGTCAAATTGCCCCACATATGCCGGGTATTGTAGGCGGGATATCTTTCATAAAAACTTCGTTAGGGACAGTGAACCCAGACAAGGCGATTGGTGCTATAACGACATTCTTGAATTCGTTCAGCAGTCTCGGAACTGCGTTGGAAGATATGAATGGCGTTACCTTGCCCTCTGGGGCAGATATTCGAAACAAATTTTCAGAGATTTCGAACTCTTTGGGCTCTCTCGCGAGTGCATTTGGTCAAACTCCGGCGGGTTTCGTCGGCGCAGTGCAGGGAGTCAATCTTTCGCAGGTAGAGACGGCGTTGGCCAATGTTGAAATGACGAAGCTCAAGTCCATATCGACTAACTTCTTTGACTTGTCTCTTTATCTCTCACGGATTAAAGCTGGATTTGAGAACGTGACAGGGACGTTTAACACAGCGGGTATTGGCACTGCGTTGACCGGCTTGACTGATGTTGTCGATAAAGTGAATGCTCTAAACAGCCAATTGAACGAAATAAACGCGGGTAAAGTTCAAATTAGGGCCGGCTTACAGACCCTTGCAAGGGGCTTGGGCATCGGCGGCTCTAAAACTGAGGTGAGGCTGGCAAATCGGGAAGTTGTCATTAATCTAGATATCCAAGTTGAAATGGACGCTGGCGAAGTAGAAAAAGCAATGGTTTATAGAAGCAAGTCGATCATTCGAGACCGGTTAAACTTTGCGACACAAAACCCGGGTCTTACCGGCACGCAGGGACTTCCTATTGGAAAAGATCAGAAACCCCCAGAGCGCTTGACCGCCACAGGCGGCTCGCAACGAAAAGATTTATGAAAATAATGCAAGAAATCATAGAAAACGAAGCCTACAAAACAGCCATCTCCAAGGTCGCCCCCGAGGAGAAAAAAATGGTAGAGGAAATCCTTCACGGCAAATTCTCGGAGGTCATGACGGCCCTCCACGGGTTCGCCGAGAGGGTCAAGACTGATGACTCTCTACGTAACGCTTTTGTGCAGGCGCTGAACGAGAAAGTGGGCATAATTAAGAACGAAGAGTAAGGGCCCGAGAAGGCAGCGACACCGGAGTAAATCGACATGGCGAACAATGAGTTAGACACAGGGGTTGGCGGCTTTGTCATCGATGAGCCCGGGATCAAGAACCCAGGCGTCTATACGTTCGACGTGGGCTCTTCGTCTCGCACTGGCGACGCAAATTATCCTGTCAGGGAAGTGGGGCAGCACGGCGGAAACGTCAACGTCGATCACACCCCGAAGGATATAAGTCCAGCCACCAAGTCGACCTTGGCAGACTATCTCGGCAAGAAGACTAGTACAAACTATTACAAAGTAGACGGCGACGAAGGCTATAAGATCTCAAGGATCTCCGGTGAAAACAATACTACTCCCCCGATTCCAGCGCCGAGAGAGACAACAAGAAATTCCACGTGGTTCACCCAAGGGAAGGACAACATAGGTGGAGTAACACCTCAGTCCCCGAATCTTTCTTTGAGGGGGTGGATGACGACTCCGACTACCCAAGACACTCCTGAAGGCGTCTTAAAAGAAGTCATAAGCAAGGGGAAAGAGGGTGGTGCGATCGCGGGCGCATACAATGGAAATGATCTTCTGTCGAAGATAGACACTCCAGACCCCGCAGCCCCAGCAGACGAGCTGCCTTTCCTGGGTAAGATATCGAAGTACCAAAATGTGGTGCTGTCTAACAACAGGTTTGCCATGACTGCGGAGAGAAGCAAAAGCTTTGACTCCGATAGTCTTGTGAAGAAGTCCTCCAAACGAAACGTCGAAGGCGTTTCCTCGACGACGGACTCTGCCACAGGTGAGACGAACGACCAATACAATCCCACTTTCTACCACCCAAAGTACGGTGAGATCACGGCCGGTCGCCTCGCACAGGTCGGCACCGCGCTGTCCTTGAGGGCCTCAGGCGAATTCACAAAAGCGTCAGAGGCAGCAAACGACCCGAACGTCGTCCAGACGTCTTGGCTGGCAAAGCAGTTGACTGCGCAAAAGATAGACCTCGTGGAGCTAGAGGTTGATCGAATCATTAAAGAGCTGAAGGAAGAGGACCTTCGAGAGGTCTTTTACGCGAGCATCTCTGACAATTCTTCTTGGGGGAACATCAACAACGTCCTTGTGCAGAATGCCGGGTGGTCCTCAATGGCGATGGCAGCTCTCGCGATCGCCATGTCTGCGGGCATCGGTGTTATTATCGGCGTCTTTTTTAACCTCATACTCAACAACATAACAGCTCTGACGGGAAGAAATAGCAACGTTAATGATTCCGGAAGACTTACATTAGGGTCTTCAACTTCCAAGAATGAAGCGTCAGATGAAGTATTCAAGTTTTTCTCTAATTTGATAGGAATGGTACCTACGACTTTTTCATATTCTGAATCAGTCGGAAAGGGAAACGCAGTTTACTTTGGGCTTGACGGTGGCGGCATCACGAATTTCTTGTCGACGGCTGTTTTAAATACTGTGAGAGCATCAGGTCAAATAGTGCCGACTTCCCGCGCGATTATCAGATCCAGTGTGAGCGTGTATGACAATTTTGCAGAGGCATTTTCTCCTGGGCTGGGCGGATTTAATCTGGATAGAATTACCCGGCTCTTGGCTGCGTTAGAGTCCATCGGGCGATCTAAATTAATGGCTGCACTCAATATGTTTGCCACAATTGGCGACGCTGTGCTGACAGGAGAGGACAACAAGAGAAAGTCTGAAGCCTCAAGAATAGAATCAACCGTAGATGTGCACGCAGGTCGTGTAAGCGAAAAAGATGTAAAATTGACGTGGTCTTCGAATCGTGCTCCGTCACTCTACTTGGTGCCGCCGAGCGTGTCAGCTTTGGCTGCAGGGTTTGAGTTAAGATCTTTGAACTTGTCTGACGCTTCCGCAAGAAAATCTTATATTGTTGATAGAGATAAAAGAGCGGGCCGCTCCAACGAACCGATATTGACAAGAGCAGAGATTGAGACTAATTTGAAAAATGGGCTTGGCATTTTAGTGAATGAAATGGAGGATATTCTTGGTTCAGAATACATGCCATTTTATTTTCATGATATCAGGACAAATGAGATCATCGCTTTTCACGCTTTTATAGATTCTCTCTCGGACGACTATACGGCCGGGTACGACAGCGTCGAAGGTATCGGAAGAGTAGAACCTGTAAAAATCTACAAAGGAACCCAACGAAAAATTGGGATGTCGTTCTTTATCGTGGCAACAGACCCAGGAGATTTTAATGACATGTGGGAAAAAATAAATAAGTTAACAACTTTAGTCTACCCTCAGTACACTGAGGGCAGACGCCACAAGTCAGGAAATAAATATGAGTTCATCCAGCCGTTCAGCCAGCTCGTCGGCGCTTCACCTTTGATCAGGATTCGTTTGGGGAACCTGTTTCGTAGCAATTATTCCAAATTTGCCCTAGCACGCCTCTTCGGTGCAGAATTAAAAGACACAAGGTTCAATGAAGAAAATAAGGAGAAAGAAAAAGAATTCCAGAGCTCTAACTCTAAAAATTTAATCCCCCTAAAAGAAAGAATCTCTAGAGAGAAAAAAGTTGGAGCAGTACTTCGATTGCGTGCAGACCGTGCAGTCACGAAAGGACTTGAGGTATCAGCAGAGCCTAATAAAGCAAAAAGAGTACAAGACTATATCGTGCTGCCTTTTGATTGCGATGTAAAAATAGAATCAATCGGTAATACTGCTCAAGACATCACCTACGGCGAGGTCACGTTTTTGAAGCCAAATAGAAAACTTACAAAAGAAGAAATTCCCTATTTTCAAAATGAAAGGTCTGAAACGTACCTGTTACGACATAAATTTGGGGCAAATATTTCTGCCTTAGACTTGCCAGAAAGTCAACAAAAGCGTGTATTACAAGAACATGACCGCGAAGCACAAGAAGCTTCTGGTAAGACGCAAAAACAAATTGATGATTATTATCAGGAGCAAGCTGATCGCCTAGACGGCATAAACAAGTTCATGAGTGTCGAAAATAATGCTTTGGTGAAGTCTTTTAAGTCGGCGAGCGGCAAAGGTCTTGCGGGTGTTATTGAAAGTATGAGTTTCGACTGGTATACAAATGTTACGTGGGATGTCGACGTAACTAAAAAAGCTCCAAAGATGTGCAAGGTGACTATTTCATTCACCCCGATGCACGACATTAGTCCTGGAATTGATTCAAACGGTTATAATCGAGCTCCAATTTATCCCGGCGACTCGAATGACAATGACGGTACTTTACGAGATAAAAATCCCCTCCCATCACCGCAGCTTCCCCCTCCTACAACAGTCGGCGGACCAGTTGACGTCGATCTCGGATAAAGGTAATTATGCCATTTAGTAGATACAACAGTGCACCAGTCCTTTCGTTCGGAGCCCAGTACGGGACCTCGAATGCAATCGTCGCCATCCGTGAGGCGATCACAACGGGGCGTCTCTCGGCCGGGGAGATCATTCTCAGAGAGCGTGAGCGGTTGGACGTTCTCGCGGGCCAGATATATAATGATGCTAGATACTGGTGGGTGCTCGCGGCTGCGTCAGGAATTGGGTGGGGACTACAGGTCCCGGCTGGAACAGTTATAAAGATACCGGACCTCACTGCGGTCGCAAGACTGGTTGGGTGATTAGATGTCTGACTTCACGAACTTAGAGAACATATACAGGATGTTCAAACCTGCGCGCGAACTCGCGGCAGAAAAGCTGACCAAGGGAAATCCCGGGGGTCCTGAGACCATAGTCAGCAGACTGCAAGAGCTGCTGATCAACGCGGGAAACGGGTCTTACACGATCGAAAAAATTAGAACTGATCTAGAGGCGCTTGGTACAGGTTCAGATATCACAGAAGAGCAGCGACAGCAGCTGAACAGGTGGGTCTCGTTTTACTCATCTTTAGACCAGCCGCTGTCGTACCAAAAGTCGCCGAAAACGTACTACAGTCCTACCGAAAAGACCCTGAAAGAAGACCTAAAATTCCACCAGATCTCAGGCTTGGGCCCTGACGCCTTCAAAGACAGACCTATGAGCATCTGCCAGGTCAGGAATGGGTTCATATCTCCTGCCACACGAGACGCGAGTAAGGTGGAGATGTTCTTAAACTTCATGCCACCGATGATCTTGGCCCGGTGCATCCCGTACATGGAGCTCGAGTTTGTCTTTGACAGGCCTTTTAGCGAAGAAAAAGCTCTTTCAACCCCTAGCCTTCTTAAGTTCTTGATGGGGGGCGCCACAGTTGACGCTGATGAAAATAATCCCAACACAATAATGTACAACTCTGCATACGGAACTACCGGAGAGGTAAAAACAGAAGAAGATGGGGCGCAGAAAGACAATCGCAGAACGCAGACTTCGGCAGGAATGGAACTTTTCACGACGCCGCAGACACTGATCAACCTAGATCCAGTCGACAACGAACTCAGGTACGTGCCAGTCTTGGATCCGATGCGTCCCTTCATGACTTTAGAGAGTGTGACGATAGACATCAAAGGTACGACAGGGGTGATGTGTCACAAAACAGCGCAGGTGGCATTGAAGCTGCACGACAGGTCAAGGTTATCAGAGCTTGCAGATATGATACAACCCGCAGCGTACGGTAGAGCGACAGTGTGGCTGACATATGGGTGGAGATTTCCAGAGGGAGATGCTGACGTCTCAGGAACATATGCTGAGTTCATAAACAACAGCATGCTCATGAAAGAAGCTTTCGGCATCGTGAACTCGACCTTCACTTTCGAGCAGAACGGTCAAGTGAGCCTGAGCCTGAGTCTTTTCACAAAAAACGCAGCAGAAATTCGGCGCGCGACGCTTCAAGACGACGCTGAGTTCCTGAAGCTGAGAAAACAGCAGGAGAAACTCACGGAGGAGATCGCACGCATCAGGAGGATCCACAAGCTAGAACCCCCCGGAGGCGAGCCGAAAGAAGTACGACCGTATGTTGTTCTAGGGTCTGCAACTGGAGGATCTTATCCTGATTTAAACATGAGTGAAGTCAAAGCTGCTATCAATGAATTGTACAACTCTCTCATAAAAACGCCTGTCAAATCAAAAAATGCAGCGCAGGCGGCACCGCATTTGACCACACAGCAGGCGGGATTACTGAAAAGTAAATTGCTTGATTACTATACAGGGCCAAATAGAAGTAGTAACGTTTTTTACTTTAAGAAGATGTATGAGCAGCGAGCAGAGGCTATCATCAAAGAAAAATTTGAGGCCCTGTCGAAGACGCCTGACCCGTTCATAGTGGATCGTATAGAAAAAAACAAGGTACTTCTTGAAGATGACATGGGCTACAAGGGGGTTAAGTACCCTTATCTTGGCCAGATTGAGATCTACAATAGCAGCAGGATCGTGCAAGTAAAAGGCAAGGTAGAAAAAGCCATAAAGGGAATACAAAAAAAGACCATCTCTTTTGGAAAGCTCTTCAGTGTCTTCATGACGCCAGCACTCTTGGGGCTCGAGACCGTAGAAGAGTGCCAGATCTTCTTCTATAATTTTAACGACCTTGCCTGCCTTGCGGCTGGGACGAACATCTCTGAGTTTGCAATCGACTTGCACGAGTTCCTCCTGCAATACAAAGAGACGATTGCCAACAACGCGTCCACAAACATGACTGTCGAACAGTTCATACAACTTGCAGTAAACGCGCAGATCAGGGACCTTCGTGCGATACCCTATGGGTTTAGGCATGAAAAGGGCCTCCTGACCCCCTGGGGTTCCGAAGACCACCCACAGGCAGCAGTCGCAGAAAAGCAGGAGGCAAACTTTGGCGCTCTCTCCCTGTCCTTTAATGCCGGCCGAGGTGGATTCCAGCAGCCAGAAATTGAAGTATTGCTCGAGGTGACGTTCAAGCGTACGTCCGACACAGGCGGTACCGGAGACCTGCTTAAGAGATACCACCAGTCTGACGCGATCAAGACACCGTACGGAAGCACCTCGGATAGGATTCTGAAGGTTCACATCTACGACAAGGGAGCAAATCCCTATAGAAAAGCGACGAACTTTTTGACGACCCGCGTGGACAAAACGCAAAAGTTCATAGAGATGTACGATCCATTTGATCCGTATCTGAGAAACGCAGAGACGCAGCTCGACTTAACTAGCATGACAAGCGACAGCGAGGCAACCGCCACAGAAAAAGTAAGCACTCAGGTCACTGATTTCGAGAACAAAGGCAGGATACAGACCCAAACAATCACGACGACAGGTGGAAAGGGCGATTGGGAGTCGGTAAAACGTCACGTCTCAAAGATGATTCCCACACTGGTACCCGGCTCCAACGGCAGTGCCATCATGGAGGTCTCAATGGCGACGAACAGCGATCCTAAGCTGGCATCGATTCAGATGATCGGCATGGGTAAGAGCGACTCTGTGACCGCGACTCCAAAGGGCTCAGGCCCAGGGAATCTTCCGCTCAGGGTGATACCTGCACAGCTATCCATGCGAACAATGGGCATGCCGATCGTGGGATTCACACAGATGTTTTTCGTCGACATGAACACCGGCACGTCAATCGACAACGTGTACGGCGTCTCTGGCATCACGCACTCATTCACACAGGGAAAGTTCGATACAAACCTCACGTTCGCGTTCTACGACTCATACGGCAAGTACGAGTCCGCCCCCTCAGTCCTTGACATGATTAAAGATACCTCAGAAAAGCTTGAAGCGGCCGGACAGAAAAATAAGCAGTAAAACTTATTAAGTTGTAAATGTCATCCGGCATGTGTTATACATGATATGTTGGAACAGATATGCATCGATTCAAGCGTTTTAGGTACGGAGAAGCACCTTCTTCTTGACGAAGGTTATCTCTGGTCATCAACTGTGCCTGCAGGTTTTTGGCACTTATCGGGCAAGCTGAAGACATATGACGACAGGTGTCTTGATACACTCTTAAAGTTGAATGGCACAAGCCTCGACGTTTCGCCACCCGCACGCTTCGTCTCCGCCATGAGCTCCCTTGTCTCAGGTTCCTTTCAAGCTTTGCCTTGGTCGCTGATCATGCCAGCTGACGCGCACCGCGCCTTTGTAAAGAGGCTCATAAATTCTGTGAAGGAAACCTTCCCCACATTAAATCGTGCGTTCTATGAGGCAGTGTGGGTGCCCGAGGCACATGTTCTCAGGTCACTCGCACCAGCCAAAATCGACCGCCGTCGATTTGAATTTGTGCTTGAGGAAAGTGGGATGAACCACCGTGTCGTTGACGGCTTCAAGCCCGGTATTGATGGGTTTGCCGTGCCCGTCACCTATGATAGGTTCGGCACGCGGACTGGGCGGCTTACCGTTGAGTCGGGTCCGCACATCTTGACCATTAAGAAGCAATACAGGGACATGATCGTCCCGTCCCACCTAGGCGGCTCCATTGTGTCTTTGGATTTTTCTGCTCTCGAAGCGCGCGTTCTTTTGTACGAAGCTGGAGGCAGCTGCCCTGACGTAGATCTGTACTCTTACATCTCCTCTGAGGTTTTTGGGGGAAGTGTGGACAGGAAAGCCGCAAAAGGTGCAGTCATTTCGGAGCTGTATGGTTCCAGTAAGACCGCCCTGGGGGCGGCCCTTGGCATCGGAGGAAAAGAGCTGGATGATTTTGTGGCCAAGGTAAAGTCGTATTTCAAGACGATTGAACTGAAGAAGCGTGTGAAAGATGAGTTTTTGAAGACTGGGACGATCACGAATCGGTATGGGCGGAGGATCGTGATCGAAGAGCCCCTCGACCACATCTTCGTGAATTCATACGCACAGTCCACCGGTGTGGACGTCGCCCTCTTAGGCTTCTCAAATATCGTCGAAGATCTTTCTTCCTCTCCCGGTATCAGGCCCCTGTTCGTCCTTCACGACGCGTTGATCCTTGATGTTGCCCCGGAAGACATCGAAAAGGTTATGTCCATAAAAGAGGTAAAAGTGCCGGGGTACGTGCAGGTCTTCCCGATAAAACCAGAGATTTTGGGTGGATTGCACAATTAAGCATCCATGTCATACAATTGATACATGACACTTACAGCAGAACAAATTGAACAAAATTATGGCAAGTTTCGGTCTTTATGCGAGAAGCTAGGCGATAGGTCTGAGGCAGCATTGAGGCTTGTGGATGATCTAGGGGAGAGGCTTGTCATGTGCCCGGCATCGTCTAGGAAAGACTATCACCTTGCTGAACCTGGTGGGCTCGTCGACCACTCTCTTCGCGTCCTTCAAAATGCCTTGACTTACTCTAAGGCATTCGGATGGTCATTGCCGAAAGACTCTCTTATCATCGGATGCCTCTTCCACGACATCGGAAAGTTAGGACTTCCTGAAAATGATGGGACATTTGTCGACTATTATGTACCGCAGGATTCCGATTGGCACCGAGATAAGCTTGGCGAAATGTACAAGTACAACAAGGATATGACGCACATGAAGACGCCGCAACGCAGTGTGTTTGTCTGCCAACATTACGGGTTGCACTTGAAGACAGATGAATATCTTGCCATTCTTTTGAACGACGGATATGTTCTTGATGAAAACAAGTCTTACTGCTTGAAAGAGCCCCTACTGGCCCATGTGGTCATGGTCGCTGATTATCTTTCGACCCGGCAAGAAAAGGGGGGGTTTAGATGAATGAGGTCGAAGAAAAGCTCAAAGAGCTTGAGAGTGTACTCCCTGACACAGAGCCCATCGAGATGTTTGCTGCCTTGAAAGCAGCTATTGCTTTAGCTAAGTTTTTGAAGGACGAGGCAGAGTCAGTTTGGGCATTACTTGAAGAATTAAAGGCTTCTGAGGTGGAAGCCCACTCTGAGAATCTCAAAAAAGAGCTTGACAGAAAAATCACAGAGACTTTAGGGCTTGTACGTTCCAAGGTCGTTTTGGCGTGATGCTCATATTTATGACATGAGTCACTCCTTACTTAAAGAATATATCTCCCTTCTGCTCGAGGTAGGAAATCCTAGAGTTGGCAATCAATTGCTGCCGCCTGGAGGGAAGAAATCGAGACGCGATAAAAAGCGAAACAAACGTTCTGGTAAGAAGAGTGACGGCGTCAGCGAGTTCTCTGCTGTTGGTGGTGGAGCCGTCGTGGGACACATGGGTGGAGAGTCTCCCGGTCCTAAGAAAGAATGGAGCTGACAAAAAACTTCAAGTCAACTTGAACTACAAGCGGAATTCAGTTTAGGTTGGAGACAATCCACGAAGTAGTGGAAAGTTTCTTGCCAAAAAGAGGAAAGAGGAATAGGAATTATGGCAGTTGATCTAGAGGCGATTCGCCGTCGAATGGCAGAGCTCAGTGGTGTAAAGAAGACTTCCAACGTCCAGCTTTGGAAGCCAGGTGTAGGTGAGTATAAGATTCGTTGTCTTCCTTGGAAGAATGCCGTGGAAGGCCAGCCTTTCATTGAGCGCTGGTTCTACTATATTGGTAACAATGCTGGTATTCTTGCCCCAAAGCAGTTCGGTAAGCCAGATCCAATTGATGATCTGATTCGTAAGCTTTACAATTCAGGTAAGCCAGATGATCGTACGCTTGCAAAGCAGCTTCAGTCCAAGATGCGTGCATATGCATCAGTCATTGTTCGTGGTCAGGAAGATAAGGGACCGATGGTTTGGTCCTTTGGTAAGATTGTTTATCAGCGACTTCTCAGCTTCTTTATCGACGAAGACTACGGCGACATCCTCGATCCCAACGAGGGTTTCGACCTGAAGGTCACAATCACCCAGCCGCCAGGCAAGCAGTTCCAGGACACTGTCGTTGACTGTAAGGGAAGACCCACAAAGATTCACGATGACCCAGTCACTGTGAAGAAGTGGATGGACGCAGTCCCAAACATTGATGACATGTATCGGCTCAAGTCGCGAGAAGAAATTGAGACCGTTCTCAATGCATGGCTGAACGGTGATACTACCCCGAATGTCGTAGATGAAGGGACCACAAGGGGTCCAGCCATCAACTCCAACGCTTTGGATGATCTTATTGATGATGTTAAGTCCGCCGCTCCTGCCGCAAAGGCAGCAAGTGAGCCTGCTCCTGCACGTAAGCAGACACTGGACGAGGCTTTTGAAGACCTGATGAACGACGACTAAGGAGTAAAAAATGGCAAAGGCAACACCAAAAGTTGCCGCTCCAGCCGAAACTCCTGAAAAGCTGCCGAAGAAGAAGGGTAGTGATGAGATTGATAATCTCACTGCCGATCTTATCAAGCAGCTTAACAAAGAGTTTGGGCAAAGAGTGGCTTATAATCTAAGCGTAGATGAAGCGCCAACCCTTGTAAAGCGTTGGATTGATACAGGTTCTATCCAGCTTAACTATGCGATTCGCAATGCAATGGGTGGGGGTTATCCTGAAGGTCGAATCATTGAGATCTCAGGTCTTCCATCTTCTGGTAAGTCTCACCTTGCATATCATGCCGCAGCAGTAACCCAGTCTTTGGGTGGGCTTGTGGTGTATGTTGATACCGAAAATGCGACGCCAATTCAAAAGCTTCGCCACATGGGAATCGACATCTCCAAGAGGTTTGTGTATTGCGATACTCACTGCACCGAAGAGGTGTTTGCGATCATCGAGAGTACAGTCACTAAGGCAAAGCAGCTCGTTGATAAGAACGTGCCAATTCTTGTGATTTGGGACTCCGTCGCGGCGTCTTCTCCGAAGGCAGAGCTCGAGGGTGATTATGATCAGAATACGGTCGGCCTGCAGGCTCGTGTTTTGAGCAAGGGTTTCCGTAAGATCACGGGTGTGATCGGTCAGAACCACGTGACTCTTATTTGCATCAATCAGTTGAGAGAGTCTATCGGCGTCATGCATGGCGATCCCCTCGTGAGCCCTGGCGGAAAGTCGCTTCCTTTCCATGCCTCAGTGAGAATCCGGCTTGGTAGCGGTAGTCCGATCAAGGATAAAGCCGGGAATATCATCGGTATTCACACGACTATCTCCATCAAGAAGAACAAGGTCGCACCTCCTTTCCGTAAGTGCGAGTTTGACATTCACTTTGGAAAAGGCATCGTGGAGCACGAGTACCTTTTTGACGAGTGCCGAGCGTGGTGCGAAAAGAACAAGGTTTCCATGTCATGGACTGATTCAAAGAAGGTAACACGAGATGTAGACGTTTCCATCGCTGGAACAAGTTCATGGAAAGAGCTGGTTGTCTCTGATTCTTCGACAGGAGAGATCATCGTTGAGAAAAAGTTCTATAAGAATGACTTCGGAGACGTTATGAGAGACCCAGCATACAAGCCGTTTGTCGATAAGGTCATCGATTGTGCTCTCATCACAAATGGTCAGGATGACATGGAAGAAGTCGAGCCAGATGAAGATGAGGAGACGACGACAGATGATTGATACGGATGGTTATGAAGACAGGATCTTGACTGTCAAGTATGTCGGAGAGACACAGCCTAGGTATGCATCTGCTGGTGCAGCTGGTTGTGATGTAACTGCCTCAGAGGACGTATGTATTCCAAAGGGCAGTTGGGTTATAGTGCCGACAGGACTTTCGATGGAAATTCCTAAGGGTTACGAATGCCAGGTCAGATCCAGGTCAGGACTGGCAGCCAGAGAGGGCGTTTTTGTCCTAAATGGAGTTGGAACTCTCGATAGCGATTACAGGGGAGAGGTTAAGGTCATCCTCGCTAACATGGGAAAGAATGATTTTCTTGTGAATAAGGGTGACAGGATCGCGCAGCTTGTATTTGCACCTGTCATCCCGGTAGTTTTTTCCAGTGTTCGTAGCACGGATTTAGAACCGACCAGGCGTTCATCTGGCGGTTTTGGATCTACGGGTGTGTGATTAATTTGTACAAAAAAGAACAAATTTTGAAAAAGCTGTATAATTACTGATTATGAAGCTCTCGTTGTCAAACCTCCAGCAGATCATTCGTGAAGAGTATTCCTCTGTGAGAGATCACAAGCTCGTTTCCGAATCAAGGATTGATCCAATTCGAATCGCCAAGATCATTCGTACCTACGACAACGATCCAACCAAGATGGTACCACTTCGTGCCCTTTTGGCTGCAGGTGTACCCGTGGACTCGAAGCATGAGTATCACGTGGTCTACGGACAAATCGTGGGTCAAAAAGATGATGTTGACGTTGAGTACTGGCTAGAGGAAGAAAGTCGCTGGGAAGAAATTGATGATGTTGAGCGACACCATCCAGTTAGCGTTCACAAGCCAAAACCAAGTTCAGATTAATAGTTGTTATCAGGAGTTAAAAACCCATGGAATCGCTTCCATGGGTTTTTTTGTTTTTAGACTTTGCGACTTAATCTGTACTGAGAGAGATGGAAAATTATATTTGTAGCATGTCAAATGATGAAAGGCCGATTTTAATTTTTGACGCAATGAATCTCTTTGTGCGTTCGTACAGCGCATATCCGACGATGTCATCCCACGGGTACCAGATGGGTGGCTGTATAGGTTTCCTAAAAACGCTCCGTAGGTTGGTCAATGAAATTAGTCCGAGGGCCGTCTACATAGCCTGGGAGGGCGGTGGATCTCAAAAAAGACGTGCCCTGTACTCCGAGTACAAGATGAATCGCAAACCGGAGAAGCTAAACAGGTTTTACGAGGACGACATACCTGACACAGACGAGAACAAGCAGCACCAGATCGTCGCCCTTCTTGCGATGTTGAAGAATGTACCTGCTTGTCAGCTGTACGCTTCCGACTGCGAAGGTGATGACGTCATTGCCTACCTTGCGAGGGGTAGGTTCAAGGACAAGCTTAAGGTCATCGTGTCGTCAGACAAGGACATGTACCAGCTGCTGGATGACAGCACAAAGATCTACAATCTTCATAAGAAGAACTATGTGACTGTCGCCGACGTCGTGGAAGAGTTCAGAATTCAACCCAAGAATTTTGCCCTCGCCAAGGCGCTCTGCGGAGATGCTACTGACAACATCACGGGTGTGAAAGGGCTCGGGTTCAAGACGGCGGCGAAAGTGTTGCCGTTTCTGTCACTCGAGGACGACATTATCCTTGAAGACGTGTTCAAGTACTGCGAATCTCACTCGGAAGAGTCTGTTTCTTATCGAAGGATTCTGGAGTCCAGGGAGGACGTAAAAAGAAATTGGAGACTGGTATATCTCGACGGCGGAATGTTGTCGCATCATCAAGCATCCAAGATAGATTCGTTGATCGATACATTTGTACCGCAAGCGAATAGGATGGGTCTTGTAAAGTCTCTTATCAAAGAGGGTATCAATGATTTCGATGTTGCGGAATTCTTGATGACTTTCAATTGCATCGAAAATGTGAGGAACGGATGATTGAAGATAAGGCTGTGACAAAGGCATCTTTTGGCACTTATGGAAAGTCATTTCAAGAAAAAGTCGTCCAAGCGTTGCTTGTGGATAAGCACTTCGCTGAGCAGATGCTCGAGGTTTTCGAAGTAGGATACTTTGAGCCAAAGTACCTGCAATACCTCGCAGACAGGTATTTTTCTTATGCCAAGAAGTACAAGGTGTTTCCAACGCTTCAGCTTCTTCTCACCATTATTCGTGATGAGCTGAAGACAGGTACTGACACCATCATCAGAGATCAAATCGTGGATTATCTCCAGCGAATGCGAGCAAATCCAGATCCCGGCGACCTGCAATACGTTCGTGAAAAGTCTCTCGACTTTTGTAAAAAGCAGGCCCTTAAGAAGGCCCTCGAGGAGGCAGTCGAGCAGATTCAGGCTGAAAAGTATGAGTCTATCGTGGATGGCATCAAGAAGGCTGTCATGGTTGGAACAGCTCCCCAACTCGGTCACGACTTTTTTGCAGATTATGAGAGCAGGTTCACTCGGCTTCAGCGAAACGCAGTTCCTACAGGTCTCGGCGAGCTTGACAAGAAGGACATCTTCAACGGTGGTCTCGGTGCAGGCGAGATCGGCGTCGTCGTCGCACCGACAGGCGTAGGAAAGTCACATTTCCTCATTAATCTTGGTGCATATGCCCTTACGCAGGGTATCGACGTGCTGCACTACACTTTTGAGTTGTCGGAGTCTGCGATCGGTCTTCGTTACGATTCGAATCTTTGTGATATGGATTCTAACACCGTGATCGACAACAAGGATCAAGTCCTTGAAAAGTACAAGGATATGAAGCTGGGACGACTCATCATTAAAGAGTTCCCAACCAATACCGCGTCGATCTACACACTCAGAAGCCACATCGAGCGGCTGGATGTGAAGGGCTTCAAGCCAGGCGTAATTATCATCGATTATGCAGACATCATGCGTTCGACACGTCAGTACGATTCTCTTCGTCATGAGCTGAAGCTGATCTATGAAGAGCTTCGTGGTCTTGCGGGTGAAAGAGGTATTCCGATCTGGACGGCATCACAGTCTAACAAGGAAGGTTCGCAGAGCGACATCGTGGATCTTAGCAACATGAGTGAGGCCTACGGCAAGGCGCAAGTGGCGGACATCGTGGTGGGTATCTCCCGTAAGTCCCATGAGAAGTCGACAGGCTTCGGCAGATTGTACGTAGCTAAGAACCGTGCGGGTAGAGACGGCCTTGTTTTTCCGTTAAAGATTGACACAGCACGTAGCAAGTTTGAGATCATAGGCGGTGCTGGTTCTCTTGATGCGACTGCTAAGGCAGATGAAGATGATGTAAAAAAAGCTTTAAGGCTTAAGTGGAAAGAGCTAAAAGAGGATTCAGAGCTTTCCAAGAGAATGGTAAAGGTAGACGAAGTATAAATTCAGACCGACAGTGGGATGAAAGGATAGTTATGCGTGTCTCATTTGGAGAAATTATGGAAGAACCGATTCTTCAGCACAACCCAGACAGGTTTGTCATTTATCCTATCGTACACGATGATCTCTGGAAAGAGTTTAAGCGACAAGAAGCGTCCTTCTGGACTGCGGAAGAGATAGATCTTGCCGAGGACAGAAATGACTGGCTCAAGTTGAAGGACAACGAACGTCACTTCATCAAGCACGTGCTTGCGTTTTTTGCCGCGTCTGACGGCATCGTGAA